CTTGTTTCATATACATTATCAAGTACTTCTTCCCACTTATTCATCATCGTATCATGATTATAGTTCTTTAGCAAGTGTTTTCTTCCATCACTACCCATTTTTTTTCTTTGTTTTTCAGAAGAATTATACATCTTTAACATAGCTTCTAGGAAGTCTTCCTTATTCATTCTATCTTCTCTGATAAATGGAACCTGTTGTGAGCCAATTATTGCTTTTGAAGATGGTTCAATACCTATTCCAAACCACTTCTCGCCATCAGTGACTTGTTCCTGCAAGCCACCAGTCATATTGACTAGTATTGGTGTTTCACAAGCAAGTGATTCCAATGTAGCAAGTCCAAAACCTTCGGCATCAGAAACATTTACAGTGCAATCAGCAACATTGTATATCTTCGCTAACTCTTCTGGCGGGATCTTTGCGGGAGAAAACATAACTTCTCCGTTTGTCAAACCAAGTTCATGAATAATTGCTTTTAAATCTTGTCCATTCGGATCGTCAACAGCTGTGTGCATCAACAGCATTGCCTTGTCGTGTCCAACTTTATCAAGAAAATCTTTGAACCACCAAATTAAAGTTCCACTTTGCTTTCTTCTTGCATTTCTGTTGTTCCAGAAAAACAAAAATTTACCTTCAGTTTGAGGTAGTGCCATCTTCCTGAACTGTTCTACTTCTTCTTCTGGCTTCTTATTAAAAATATCCATATTTGTGCAATGTGGAATGTGATGACATTCAACGTCTGGTGCTACTGTACGAACAATGTCATCTGTTACCTTGGAGATGGTACAGACGACATCAGTTGAATCATAAAATCTTTTATTAAACTTTGGATAAGGATAATTGTCCCACACATGATAGTATACCATTGGTATATGTGGCCTTATCTCGTCTTCCATCTCCCATAACCAAGTAAAAAATCTTGGGTCTGTCATAAACCAGAGAATATCTGGCTTTTGGGCTCGCAATATACTTCTAACAATATCAGGGTTGCCATATCCATCTACCGGGTGTATTATCCAGTCGTCTCCATATTGTTCTGTCTTCATTGGATTATAATTTTGGTGCTTTACCGCTCCGCCCAACGATAGGAAAGAATATTTACCAGTCTTCAAAAGATGTTCAATGACAAATTTTGTTTGAGTTCCAACACCAGATGGAGACATCGGGTGATCACTTATGGTAAATATTTTTATTTTTTTATCGTTCATGCTTCCTCTCAATTACGGGCAATCATCTGTTTTATAAAACTCGCAATAATTACAAGATAATCTATTTTTAAGATAATTCCCACTATCAATATTATACAATGCTTTGTCAAGTAATGTCAAGGCATTATTCGTTTTTTTATTTCCGCTGCTAACTCTGAATATTTCTACTTTATTATTATTTGCTGTTCTCTTCAACAATGCAAAGTGTGTCTCAATTGTACCTGGATCAACATTGTGCTTTCTGGCATAAAAATGTTTATACAGTGTGAGTTGATATGTCGTTATGGCTTCGCTTTTTCTTTCTTGCTTCCAGCCCCAGGAACAGGTCTTCCAATCAATGATATGTACCTTCCCGTCTGTTGTCTTTACCACCAAATCTATATAACCCTTAAACCTACGGTCATAATCTTCATATTCTGTTATTCTCTCGAACAAGTCTTCTTCTGTTTTTAATAATGTAAACTCCCCAAAATAGCTTTTAAGAGAATCCATTATTAGTGGCAATAATTCCTTGCCTTGCTGTTCAAACTCGTTAACAACATTCTGATCTAATTCATCAAAAACTTCTCTGTCGAGAGCCATAAGCTCTTTTTCAAAACACAAGACAAACTTATTCTCTATATCGTTGGCTCCGTGCAATGTCAGCTCGCAAGCGTCATGGACAGCTTTACCAAAGGCTGTGTGCAGATTTCCTACAAATCTTTTGTTTCTATCAACATAGATAAGTTTGTGTTTATGCGGACACTCATTCCACACCTTAAGTGCTGAGTATGATATGTGTTCTAGTGTTCTATTCTTCGAATTGTTTATCTTCACTAATCGTGACAAGATCCACCTTCTTTCTTATGTTCGGCTTTTTACTGAATTTCTTAGTTTCTAAGGTTTTCTTCGGTTGTTCTGTTCTTTCTGTTTCTAACTTGAATATCCAAGTTCCTGATAGCTTGTTTTCACTATGGAGCCTCGCACCAGAAAGTACTTTTATACTCTTATATTTCTTCTTCATCTCAGATAAGATATTTTCTGCCACAGTAATGGCATCTTTCTCTCTAACAACAACAATTTTCTGAGATGCAAGGGTTCTTTTTGAAATTGTTATAGTAACTTTCAATTCTTCTAAATTTTTATCATATTCGTGTTCAATATTCATTTTTTAATAAGCCTCCATGCTTTCCTGAAGCAAATGTATTTTTTCACACACAGAAGGACTTACCTTGCAGGAATATTTCCTGTCGCCAGAATAAAATTCTTCAAATACATTAGCAAAATATTCCCTCAAAGAAGTAATACCATATGGTGAAACAAACAATCCTAAAGTTAACATAGTCAAAGGATGGTATCCAATCTCTTTATAGAGCAGACTGTCAAACCCAGGAGAATACTCCAGTTGTTCAAAGTCAAACGATTTTATAATACCACCATACCCTTCTCTGACGAGAATGTCAAGAAGTTTATTCCTTTTTTTCAAGAATTCTTCTTCTATTTTGCCATCTCCGTAAATATCAGCCCCATATGACTCTTCTAGCGAATGAGCAACCTCGTGGACGATATCCGAGAACAAATCCTGCTCTCCTGTCTGGGCTGGTGATATGTAGATAGCACCATCACTGTATAGGGAGGTTAGTTCTCTACTTTCTAAAAAGTCAAAGTCCCCCACATATATCGCTTCAACTCCGTTAAAGTACCTAGATGGGATCCTTTTCTCTATAGTTTCTAACACATCCTTTATATTAATATCATAAATGAAACTGTTTATTATTCGTATTGGTATCTTTTTAAATAATAATAGTTCATTAGGTTTTCGATTGTTCGAGTTTGATATGTAATCAGTCAGCGTTTTTGGCATCTTCTTTCTTCGCTTTGTTTTTCTTCTTTGGTTTCTTCTTTTTCACTTCTTTTTGATTCTTCTTCGCTTCCTCTTGTTTTTGGTGCTCTTCTATGTCAGTAAAAGCCTGTTGATAACCTCTAATAAAGTTTTCTTCAGCAACTGCCATAAGAAACTCTGGAAACTCTTTCGCCATTGTTTCAACAATCATTTCCACTGTGATTTCATTGTTTTCTGGATTATGTTGAGAACCAACATAATTTACCAACAATGTCTTGAGCTGAGAGTCTAATTGTACTTCCCTCCTCAAGTCTTCGTTAACTATTTCTTCTTCCTTGACTGCAGTATCTAAAACCGCGTTATCTAAGTTTGTCATATATTCTCCTTTTATAAGACTTTAGACGCCAGTGTTGCCACTTCGGATCTTTCTCCCTTGTTCAGTGTAATATGTCCTGACAACGGATAGTGTTTGAACTTTTCTATAGCATATGCTAACCCATTTGATGTCTCATCAATATATACATTATCAATTTGTTCTATGTCACCTGTTAATACTACTTTTGTCCCCTCACCAACACGAGTCACAATTGTCTTTAACTCGTGGCTAGTTAAGTTCTGTGCCTCATCAACGATAAGGAAAGCTTTAGAGAGGGATCTACCTCTTATATATGTAAGTGCTTCTATTTCTATTATTCCTTGTAGTCTATATTCTTCAAGTGTAGCTTTATCGTTACCCATCAAAAACTGTAGATTATCTTGTATTGGTGCCAACCATGGGCTCATCTTTTCTTCTAGAGAGCCAGGAAGATACCCCAAATCTCTCCCTAGGGGTTGTACCGGTCTAGTGACTATCAATCTTGTATATTCCCCATCAACCTTTCCAGACTTTCCTATCACCTGTTGCAAGCCGCTGGCAACCGCCAATAATGTCTTTCCACATCCGGCTTTTCCGACCAATGTAACAATTGGTATACTTGAATCTGTTAATAACTCAAGAGCAAATGTCTGTTCTTTGTTTCTCGGATCAACTCCCCATATGTTGTTCCCGTTCTTAAATTTACCTATCTGCGCTAGTGGTTCGTCGTGGCCTACATATTTAGCTAAGCATGTTTTTTTCTCATTCGAGTTAGAAACAAGCATTAGAAACTCGTTTGGGTAAAAGTGCTTTGATTCTTGCTTATCTAAAATAATTTTTTCTTCAGAATAAAATCTGTCGATTGTCTCATCATCTACCAAAAGTTTAGAAAACCCATTATATAAATCAGTTCTCTTTTGTACGACTTTCCCAGATTTGTAATCTTCTGAAAGAAGTTCAAGAGAATCGCACAACACTCTCATGTTGATGTCTCTTGATACCATTATAACCTTTCTTGGTTTTAGCTTTTCCTTTTCGTTGATGGCAGTTGCTATTATCTGATGATCTGGTACATCCATAGACATTTCTGCCGGCAACCTCGGCTCATCGCCTAGATTAGCAACTCTTAATATTCCTTTACCTTTTGATATTCTGATACCGGAGCTGAGACTTCCTTTTTTTCGGAAAGCATCCAAAGCTCGTATCGTTCTTCTTGCATTGAGCCCAGGTGAGTCCTGGCGTCCTTTGTGTTTGTCTATCTCTTCTAATACTTTTATCGGGATAATGATATCGTTGTTTTCGAAATCATAAATACAGTTAGAGTCAGTCAAGAAAACACTGGTATCAATAACATATGTCTTTTTTGCCATTCAAAATCCTAAATTACGCCTCTTCTATATCCTAAATAGTGTCATAAAAAAACATTTTTACAACATAGTTACTAATATGAAGGCGTTCAAGCCGGTGTCTATTCTTGTTATTGCTGGCACATCATTGATTTTAATGTTAGCTGGGTGCTTCAATACATCTAAAATTCACTATCCACTGCAATCTTTCATAAAAATAGAAAACTATGAGATGGAAAAAACAGATGCCGATAGCATGGGATTAGCCAATGCTGTTGTCAGAACAGGATCCGGCTCAGGTTCGATAATTCATCATAAAGAAAACAGAAGTTATATATTGACCGCCAAACATGTTTGCGGAGGAGATTCTATAGTTAAGAGAATTTTGATAGACATTGATAATGAAACATATAAAGCTAAAGTTTTTGCAAAAAGTGAAAATAATGATATTTGTATATTAGAAAGCGAAAGAATCAATAAACCAAAAATAAATTTATCTTTGTACCCGCCCATAAAAGGCGATACTGTATATAATATAGCTTCACCAGGAGGAATTCATGAAAAGAATATGGTACCACTCTTCAAGGGCATTTATTCTGGGTATTCAAAAAGAATGACATCGGACATATATACAATTCCTGCTTATCCAGGGTGTTCTGGCTCTCCCATTGTCAATAAATATGGAGAGTTAATTGGGATGCTGTATGCGGTTAACGGAAGCTTTCACCACTTATCAGTTTCTATAACCCATTCTCAACTATTTACATTTATAAACAGTCATTTAAATATGACAGAAAAACTCATAAATTAGTGTATCATCTTAGATCTTTCTGTATCTTCCTGTATTTTACACATCTCATCATATAATATAATATTTGCCTCATGTTCTTCGGCATATGCTGTTTCTAGATCATTAACATATTTTACTAGGTCAACAATTGCACTGCTTATCTGAGGAAGGTGTTCTGCTATTCTTAACAGTAAATCTCTTTCTTTTGTGTTTATTTGCATAAATCCTCTAAACTTGTATTAAATTTATTCCTGAATTCTCTAATATTTCTAGTCCGGCTTTGTCTCTGTATTCGTGCCTATATATCACTGTTCTTATATCTGCATTTACGATCATCCTAGCACAAACCACACAAGGGGAACAAGTAACATACATTTTTTTATCTCTATAATCTCCAAAATTAAACTTTAATAAAGCATTTGCTTCTGCATGCACGAAGCCGGATTTACCTGGCTCCAAGCTATCTGGTTTGTTTTTTCCACCCTTTTCTGCTCCATTATAACCTAGTCCCAGGACACAAGTGTTGTCTTCTGTTACTATTACAGAACCAACCTTGGTTCGAGGATCGTGAGATTTGTCTGCCACACTTTCCGCCAGCAACATCCAAATTTGATCCCAAGTTGGCCTTTTGTATTTCATTTCTTCTTCTTTTTCTCTTTTACCGGAAGGTAAGCTGGGTCAGCTCTTTCTTTCAGAATAAACTGTAATCCGCCATCGCCAATTCTTTTAATTTTCAACTGCATCTGGACTTCATCGATATTGTAGCCTTCCCTCAACTCTTCTTTCTTCTTTGCCGCTTTATCATAATCAGAAAAGATTGCAACAGTTTTCCATGGAGGTCCAGGTTTCTGTTTTTCTTCAGTATCTTTCATATTTTCTCCTTTCTCTCAAATCTTTTAAAAAATTTTTCATACCGTTGTAGCCTTCTTTTACCTGAGAGGTTACGTCGGATTTGTTCATCAGCAAATTTAAGCCACCGTGCTTTGTTTTCAAAAAACAAGTCTGAGCATAATGTGCATCTTCCATGTGTTCTCTCATAGAAGATTCCATCATACCATCAACTGTGGCATTAATCAAGTCAATTTTGTTCTTTATTGTTCTTTTTTTATTTCCTGATGAATTAAACCTTAAACCTATTACATTTTTTCCATCACCAAAGACATCCAAAGGAAAATTTGCTGAGATGCCTCCGTCTATGTGAAGATCTTTGTTTATTTTAACTGGGTCAAATATCAAAGGCAGAGACATTGATGCTCTGACTGCTAAAGGGAGACTAATATTCGAATCCTTGTCACTCCATATTTTATGAATTCCTTTGTTCATATTAAAAGTAACAATGTTAACTGGGATCCTTGTCTCTGAGAAGCTTTCCGGAAAAAGCCTCCTAAACTCTCTTAATATTTTGTTCCCTTTGAAAATACCTCTTGTCCCAAAAGGAAAGAAGTGAGGATCTAAGAAAGGGCCTGGTAAAGATTCATTTAACAACTTCATCAAACCATTGATGCTATTTTCTGGCCTAGAGTGGCTGTATTTGGCTCCCAGAGCAGCTGCTACAATGGCACCTCCTGATGTTCCGCATACTTCAGTTATTTCATATTTCTCTTCTATTAATCTTTTTATAGCACCAGCAAAAACTGGGTATCTCGTACCAGAACCGGATAATACTAATTTAATTTTTTTTGTCATAATAAAAATGGTGGAGGTGGCGGGAGTTGCACCCGCGTCTTACCCAAAGATCAAAAACTTGCTTACTTACAAAGATAGTTAAGTTAGGTACTTAACAAACCATTCTATATCCCACACCAACTGATTTAAAGTTTCAGCAAACTTCTTTTCTAGCTTTCTGTTTCCAGGTTGCTAGCACCCAGTAACCTAAGCTGCTATAGCTGTAGGAACAAGTTCAACATTATCGTTGGCTTTTATATTTTAGATATTTTTTACTGTGTTATTCCACACAGCTTTGTACAAATTTTCTATTTGTGTAATCGAACCTAATCACCCCCAAAAAAGTTAAAAAAAACGAATGGCTTAAAAGGCGGATTGATTTCTAGAATCACAATCATACTAGTCTCTCTTCAATTATGAACCTCGTTAGAGACATGGAGGTTAACCATCGCTGGTATTTGGTAATTACATTATTGTTATTAAGTTATTGCCAATATTAGTACAACCTTTTAAGCCATATGAATCATTATAATTTATATTCTTATATAAGTAACATAGGTTAAAGGTAAAGTCAAGAAAAAAAAGACTATTCTTCAAAATATTTTTCTGTCTTGTATTCTTTAAGAAAAAGATTTAATTCTAATATTGATATTCCCAAGAATCTAGAAGCTTCTTTTTTAGTTCTTGTTGCTGATAGGGCATATTTCAACAATGCATCTCTAACTAAGTTTTTTGTAGACTTCCAAATAGGCAAACCATACAGATAGCCACCAGCTGCTCTTGTTGCTAGCTCTAGTTTCATAGCTATGAGATCTTCTAGTGATATAGAATTGATCATAACTTCAAACTCATCATTTGATAGATTTTTTTCTTTAAGGGAGTTTAGGATAGAATAGTTTGTATTCTTTCCTGATATTTTTCTCTTTCTATTCCAGGGCATATGACACTCAAAAAAAGATTTCTAAGAACCCTATTGACAATCTAGGATTTCTGTGATAGATCTATATTCTATAGATTCAAATCATCAAATTCACTTGCATCCTCTACTGGCTCGTCAAGGGGTTCTTCTGAAGCTTCCAATCCAGGCTCAACCATATCTTCTGGTTCTTCTATTGTTGGCTCTTCGATATCGGAGTCAGATTCTGAATCCCATAATCCAAAATACTTTTTAATATTTATTAATAAATAATCTTTAAATACTTCTCTACCTTCAGCATCATCTGTTCCAATTTTACTATACCAATTTCTTATGCTTGGCCAAATAATATCAACTACACCTTTATCTCTCTCACCAGGAACACCTAGAGCTAGATTCCTACCTGTTTCATTCTCACCTGCTAGAGTGAAATCAGTTATGGCAGAATCATCAACTTTTTCTTCTTCTTGTCCTAATAGTCTATCTGGATCATCTTCTACCTCTATTTCTACTTCTTCTTCTAGCGGAGCTTCTTCTACATCTGAACTAATATTGTTAGTATCATAAATATCTAAGGTTTTCATTAAAGAACTTAAAGTATGTGATTTGTAAGATTTTTTTTCTTCTTCTTTCTCTAAAGATTCATAGCCATCTTGTAAAGTAGAAACTAAATTTGTATCAGAAAATAAATTTTCTAGGAAGTTGATCGAAGTTGATTGTTCTTCTGTTAATAATCCACGAATAACAGATCTTAACTTCTTTTCTTCTTTGAGAAGTTTATCTTTCTCTTCTGTTATCAGCTCTTTGATATTATTTCTGATTTGTTCTCTCAATAGCATTTCTTGAGCAAATCTGTGTCTGTCTATGATCATAGAATGTTCCTCACTACAGTAAGTAGTTCTTAAATTACTGTCCTATCTAAATATTGTTAATTTTTTCTTTTTACCTTTCTTCTTTTTATCAGTATTCGTTGAAACAGCACCACCAGTAACAGCACCACCGCCAGGTGCTCCCATAGCACTAAATTCTGTTATTGCTTCCCAATCATCGCAAACATATCTTTCTGTTGTTTTAAAATTGTAATATTTACATGTATCTTCTTCCGGGAAGTCTTTTGATTTGTTTTTATTGAAATGTTTACAGTTACTACAATTCTCGTTAGAACCAGCAATTCTATAATCAGGTGCTGCTGAAGCGTGATGAATTTTTTGGTTCGCTAGTGCCTGTACAGATGATCCAGCACCACCTATACTTGCTACCATATTACCACCACCATAATCAGCCATTATTTCTTTAACCAATGAATATAACTTTTTTTTTGTGAAGCTCTCCACTATTTGAATATTTAAAATTTTCATAATTTCATCTGTTTGTCCAATAACTTCACTTGGTATGTTGGTAGAAAATATTCCCAAGTCTCCGTTCTGTGCATCTCTTCTCATTACAGTTGAGCTTATCGGTTGACCATCTAACTTATCTCCTCTTCCAGTATATCTCAAGCTACGAGTAGCTATTGGGTGAATTCTTTGACCATCTAACTTATCTCCTCTTCCAGTATATCTCAAGCTACGAGTAGCTATTGGGTGAATTCTTACAAAGAAGCCCCTTTCATCAGCAGCATCTTTTCCTCTTCCAGAAGTGAAGTAATTTTCAAAATCAGCAGATCTATTTGCACCTCTCTGCTTTTTACTGCTTGTCGCTAAAGCATATATATCACCAGGTGAGGAATTTTTCTCGGCCCACTGATATGCTGCTCTTAAAGGAACATTTTCCAAGTTAGACATATTAGATAATTGAACTAAATTAACCCTTTCAGATCCAGGAAGAGAATTTAGATATATATTCCAAATTTTGAGAGACTCTTCTTCCCCTACACTTACTTCAACACCGGAATCAATCTTTGGGCGTTGATGCGGACCAATAAAAATATTGATGTCTCCAACATCAGGATCATCTAAATATCTCTTCACTATTTCAAGATGCCCAGCATGCGGAGGCTTAAACCCACCAGGAAACAAAACCGTTATTTTCCCAGTTGGTACGACAGTCTTTTCTTCTTGTTCTTCTTCTTTCACGATTATTTCATTTTTACCAAATTTAGATTCCATACCCTTGACAATAAAATCCCCTGTTACTTTTACAGGGGTTCCTCCACAGATATGCGATTTTTTCCTTGGCCAAGATCGCTAGTAACGGAATTCAGCACATCGTTTCCTAACTGTCGTGTTGCATGCCAAAATATAGCTCCATTTATAGCATATGCTACATCAGAGCCATTCTTTAAAATGTTGGCAACGGGGGCTTGGTTTGCTATAAGCTCAGTATAAATGTGTTTACTTATAGCTTTTACTTTTTTACCATCAGACAAGCTCACAAATGCATTACGAGGATTTACAACTTCTTTAAGCCAAGAAGATAAACTCTTTTCTTCAAAATCTTCGTCTGTGATGTTGATTCTTATACGGGATGACAATGTATTAGAAAAATTAATATCTTCCACTGTTTCTGTTGGTATGGAACCAACAACTCTCATATTATATTTTTCTGCAGCTGGATTAAGTTTCTTAATAAACCTCTTCATAGCATTGTCAGAGTACTCTATTTCGTGGCTTGGGGAGGTTACTCCTTCCGGCTTTACAGAACCTGGGCGAGTTATGCCAGATCTAGAATGTGTCTTCTCATAAAACTTGTTTAATCCGTGTATAGCTAAGAAGCTATCTTCGTATTCCATAACATTTGTTTGTCCGGAATCGACAGCTTCTGTGTTCATAAATATGGTTGAGTCATCCCACATTCCAAGTTCTTTTAGTTCTTTCTCTACACTTGGCAAGGAGTTGTTCAGGATAGCCAGGACAACGGAGATTTTGTCTATCATCCCGTGTCCTTCTGGGAACCTATCAGCAACTTTGTCTATGGTTATCCCAGAAATATCAATCGGCTTGAGACTTCCACGATCAGCAGCAAATTGTTTGCCGTTAGGGGTGTCTACAAGTTTGAAGCTCACATTGACACCATCAATTTTGACTGCTGCCGAGTTGCTCTTCAAATATTTCGCGATTGAGTTGAATATGCTTTCCAGATCTTGCCCTGTCTCTACATCAGGGCAGTCAAATGGGTGAGCCATATGGCCAGGTGCCGTCATAGTGATCTCCTATTTATTCGCTACGGTTCTCTTCCAACACCTTAACCTGTTCTTCGAGAATGTCAACTCGTTCCTGTAGTTTTTTGGAGAATTTTCTGATTTCCCTGATTTGGGATTTGGCGACCTCAAGTCTTCTGGTTTCAGATACAGTTCTGGGGACCATATTGCTCATTGTTTCCTGAAGAGCCTGTATATACGAAAAAAGAGAAGGAGGAGAAAAGCTTTCACCTAATATAAATTTCTTTGTTATTTTAGATATTGGTGCGGGACAGCTTCTAAAAAAGGGCATTTGTTCAGTTTCACCAGCAACTAAGTCTTCTTCGTTTGGCGTTAAGAACTCAATATCATCAATTGTGTAATCACTTTTAAATTTCTTTGTTATTTTACTTAAATCCATAAATTTATCCTTTCGCAGGGTCAGCCTCCAGGCTTGCGATGTATTCTGGAAAATCATTTTTTAGTTTAATAAACTCCTCTCTTTCATCTGAACTTAAATGAATGATTCTGGAAAATCATTTTTTAGTTTAATAAACTCCTCTCTTTCATCTGAACTTAAATGAATGTCAGGATCATCCATCACTTTTTTGGGAAGATTGATAAATTTAGATATACCATTCTGAGGAAGGTTGTATTGTGTATCCGGCTGCCAAATTGCCCCTGGTTTTAACCATGCGGCCCACTCCTTGGGCATCATATCAAAGGTGGGTGCCCCCGCATCGGCAAGTTTCTCGACTGCTGCCCGCACATCTTCGTCTTCGTCTCCGCCTCTGTTAACGGGAAAGGGCACCTGCTGCATTCTCTTAAGATTTTCGCCTGGAGTATATTGATCTACACCGTACTTTTCACCAGTATCGTTATCTATTATCTCATACTCTACGGGGCCTTCCTCATTAATCGGTTTCTTATAACCCCATCTTTCCATCAAAGTTTTGTTAAGTTTTATATTTCTTATATCAAAGTGTTCCATAATATTTGTTCCTTCCTCTCCCTTATATTGTGCTCCAGCACTTGGGTAAACATTTCTGGGAACC